GACTTCCGTGTAGTTTGCGACGAAACAAATAACACACCAGAAGTCATCGATCGTAACGAATTCATCGGAGACATCTACATTAAGCCTGCTCGTTCAATCAACTTTATTCAGCTGAATTTCATTGCCGTTCGCACCGGTGTAGATTTTACTGAAATCGTTGGAAAGTTCTAATTGGCGGAAATAAATACTTTAAACAATAGGGAGAAATAAAAACTATGCCCTTTAATGTGTCAACTTTCGCCGCACAAGGTCTACCTTACGGTGGGGCGAGAGCATCACTTTTCGAAGTGTTCCTCGCTCTACCTGCTGGAATTGCAGAACCAACAGCAGAAGCTCAGTTTCGTTTTGTATGTAAAGCGTCATCTATTCCTGCGTCAACTCTAGGGACTGTAGAAGTCCCTTACTTTGGTCGTAAGGTAAAGATGGCTGGTAATCGTACATTCGATAACTGGCAAGTAACAATTATGAACGATGAAGATTTCCTCGTTCGTAACGCATTTGAGCTATGGAGCTCATATATCAACTCACATGAAAACAATCTTCGTGATCCATCAGTAATAACAGAACAAGGTCTAGCTGGATATCGCACAGTTGCTACCGTTCGTCACTATGCTAAGACTGGTGTGTTCGCAGGCGGAACTTCAGACGGTGACGCTGCTATACCAACTCGCGAATATACGTTCGTAAATATTTTCCCAGTATCGGTCAGCAATATTGATCTTGCATGGGAAACAACTGATGCTATCGAAGAATTCACTGTAGAGTTTGCCTACGATTACTGGGTCGTTGATAAAGATGTCAATGGTAGGGTAATCACAGAGTAATTGATCGCCCTAAATATATCATATAGTCTTTGAAGGAACATAAATGGCGATTGAGTTATTCGGCTTCCGTATAGGAAAAGCAGAGGAAGAACAAGAAAAGCAAGCAGTTGCGATTCCTTCCTTTGCACCCCCACCTAATCTTGATGGCTCGATGGAAGTCGCGCCTGGTGGAGCTTACGGTACTTACGTCGATTTAGAAGGAACATCTAAGAACGAATCCGAACTGGTTACTAGATATCGCGAAATGGCGATGTATCCAGAATGCGAATCTGCGATTGACGACGTAATCAATGAAGCTATTATCACTGACGAACGTGATGCGCCTGTAACAATAAATCTTGATAAGCTTGAACAACCCGATAGCGTAAAAAAGCGCATCGAAGAAGAATTTAAGAACATCATCAATCTACTAGATTTCAATAACATGGCATATGATATTTTCCGTCGTTGGTATATCGACGGACGTTTGTTTTATCATATCATGATTGATAATGAAAAGCCTCGTATGGGTATTCAAGAACTACGATATATCGACCCTCGTCGTATTCGTAAGGTTCGTCAGCCTCTACGACGTACTCCTATCGTAGGAACAAACTCTAAGCTTATCGTTCCTGCTTACGAAGAGTATTATCTATACAACCTTGCTGGTATGGCTACTGGCACAATGACACAAGGTGTCAAGATTTCTAAGGACGCTATTTGCTACGTTCATAGTGGTAACCTAGACGCCCGTAATCGTATGGTGCTTTCGCATCTTCATAAAGCGATTAAACCCCTCAATCAGTTGCGTATGCTTGAAGACGCGGTAGTTATCTATCGTCTCGCTCGCGCACCTGAGCGCCGCATTTTCTACATCGACGTTGGTAACTTACCAAAAGCAAAAGCTGAACAGTATGTGCGTGATATGATGGTTCGTCATAAGAATCGTCTTGTTTATGATGCAGATACTGGCGCAGTCAAAGATGCTCGTAAGTTCATGACTATGTTGGAAGACTATTGGCTTCCTCGTCGTGAAGGTGGGCGCGGAACTGAAATCACCACACTTCCAGGTGGTGAGAACCTCGGACAAATGGAAGACGTTGAGTATTTCCGTAAGAAACTCTACAAGTCACTATCTGTTCCTATCTCACGTTTGGAATCAGACGGTCAATTCTCACTTGGTCGTGGTAGTGAAATTTCCCGTGACGAAATCAAGTTCGCTAAGTTCATTGAACGCCTACGCGATCGTTTCGGACATCTATTTGACCAACTACTAGAAATCCAGTTGCTTCTTAAGGGTGTGATGACCCGTGAAGAGTGGAAAGATATTAAGAATGGCATCGGCTACGATTTCCAGCGCGATAACTATTATGCTGAAATCAAAGAACAAGATGTTCTGAATAATCGTTTAGGTGTTCTTGGTGTTGTTGATGCATACGTCGGTAAGTATTACTCACAGGAATGGATTCGTAAAAACGTTCTTCGTTTGACTGACGAAGACATCAGAGAAATTGATGCACAGATTGAAGCTGAAGGCGCTGACCAAAGCGAAATGGATATGCAGCAACAGCAGCATGACCAAGAAATGCAGCAGTCTCAGCAACAATTGGCTATGAAAGATATGGACATCAAGTCTAAAGAGCTAGACGCTAAAGCGGCTTCGTTGAAGAAACCCGAAGCTAAGTCGGCTCCAGCAAAAACTCAGAAGGTAGAAATCAAACTTTCTGGTGATGCTAAAGGTAAAGCTACAGTAAAGAAAGAAGAATTCGTTCATTTCTCTTCTGACCCAAAACCACTATCTGAGGAAGACAAAAGACTTATCGAAAGCATGACGAAAGCTATCGAAAAAGTTTCCAAAGAAGATCTTGAAAACGTGGAAGAGTTCAGGGATGAACTGTAATCATGGAAGAACTAGAAAAGGCAAAGCTCCTTTCTGTTGCCACTAAACTTGCCCAAGCTCAGATTCAAGAAGTTCGCGAAGAGCTTCTTGAACAACTAAACTCAATCCAAATTCCTGAAGCTATTAATGGTCTCGATGGTCGAGGCATAACAGACGCACGTATATTTGAAGGTCAGCTGATCTTTCAACTAAGCGATGGTGTTCTCGTAACAGCTGGATCTGTTATGGGTGAGCAAGGTCCAGTGGGTCTCACGGGCGCGCAAGGCGAAAAGGGTGATAAGGGAGAACAAGGCCCAACAGGCGATACCGGTGCTACAGGTGAAATCGGATTAGAAGGACCACGAGGCGTAAAGGGAGATAAAGGAGATAAGGGTGATACAGGACAACAAGGTGAACGAGGAGAACAGGGTGAGCAGGGAGTTCCTGGTCAACGAGGGCAGCGTGGAGAGCGCGGCGAACAAGGAACGTCAGGTGTTGACGGAACCAATGGACGTAATGGAGCAAAAGGCGAAACAGGAGAAACAGGTCCTCAAGGCGTTCCTGGCAGAGATGGAAAAAACGGAAAGAATGGCAAAGACGGAAAAGATGGTACTCAAGGGTTAAAAGGTGATAAAGGCGATAAAGGTGATTCAGGAGAAAAAGGTGATAAGGGTGATCCTGGATCTGACGCTGATGTAAGTAAACTTGAAAAGAAACTAAATGAATTTAGTGACCAAGTTGATAAAAGATTATCAAAGGTAGCTTTCAACGTAGCTGCTAAAGGTGGCGGTGGTCCTGCAGGGTCTGGCGAAGTGCTGCTACATCGTCTCGACGACGTAGATTATGCTAGTGTTAAAACTCCCAGCAACGGACAATCGCTTGTTTGGAGTTCTAGCACATCTAAATGGAAAGCATCTAGTGATGTTTCTTTAGGAACAATTACTGTTTCTGGTGCGATAGTACCTTCTGGTAACACACCAATTAGCATCGGTTCACCTAATAAACCGTTTGGCGCTTTATACCTATCAAGCAATACGATATACATCGGTAATGCAGCCATATCATCATCAGCAAATGGTTCGCAGCTAATCATTCCGAATGAAACTTATTTTGCTAATGGTACTAAAGTAGGCGTAACGATACCAGATATCATTACAGCAAATGGTACAGTAAATTTAAATCCTTACATGCAGGTTGCTAATGCTAATGCTAAATTTGCAACAAAAGCATACGCCGCAGCAAACTCTTATGTTAAAACGCTATTAGCTAACACAAACGCATATATCGCAACTAAACCGCAATTTTATTATTCAACTACGATGTACAATTATACGCAATATGGTTTAGGATATATGAATGTTGCTCCTAATCAGAATCCTAATACGCTGGGGTTCAGAACAGATGTTCCTGCTCCACCATTTGGTTCAATATGGATTCTTGCAGTTAATGATGGACTAGTTGACCCAGCACCGATAACGATATACTCGCCTAACACGCGAACAACGCCAATGCTTTGGATGTCTATTGATGGAAGTGGTCCATTTTCGGATGCTAATCCAAATGGGCAAGCGTATTGGTTTAACATCACACCACCACCGTCGGGGGCATAACAAATGGCATTACCCTCACGCGGCTCGTCGTTAGGTCAAATAGTTGCTTATAATGGATACAATTACAAATGGACGGGAGCATCTTGGCTTAACGTAGGACAAGCGTCTTCGACTATAGGTAATACATCCATTACTTCTGCTGGCGTCACTACCGGCGCTACTTCAGTCACTACTGCTGGATTAACCACTGGTGCTACTTCAGTTACCACATCTGGATTAACGACCGGCGCTACTTCGGTCACTACTGCTGGATTAACCACTGGTGCCACTTCGGTCACATCTGCCGGATTAACCGCAGGTGCCACAACAGTTACCACAGCTGGTGTTTCTGTTGGTTCGACTTCTGTCACATCATCGGCTGTTTCTGTTGGTTCCACTACTGTTTCAGCTGGTGGAATATCTGTTGGTTCTGTCGCAGTATCTAATACTAGTGTTTCTGTAGGATCTGTTTCGGTATCTACTGGTAGAGTAGCTGTTGGTTCGGTTACGGTTTCCAACACTAGCGTTTCTATCGGTTCTGTATCATTAAGTTCGACTGGCGTATCACTAGGCGGAACTAGTGCCATTAGCGCCACAACATATACAGGAACAGCTAACAATTCTATCCATTTAGGTGGAATTCACTCTTCTCTTTATCTATTAGAGTCAGTAGCAGATGCTAAATATAGTGTGGGTGGAGGCGGAGGTTTCGCAGCAGATACGTTTGATTATGGATCTATAGTAACCGCAATAGATATTGAACTCAACAGAGATTACGGAACTCTTTAATGTCAATTCAGGTCAAGTTCAGAAGAGGTACATCAACTCAACACAATTCGTTCACGGGAGCGAATGGTGAAATTACTGTTGATACAACAAACAAAACTCTTCGCGTGCATGACGGAGTAACCGCAGGTGGCGTTAGACTTGCTAAGATAAATGATGTTAATGTATATCTACAGGTGTCAAATGCTTCTGCATTGTTCGCAACAAAAGCTTATGCGGCAGCAAATTCTTATGTTAAGTCTGTTCTTGCTAACACAAACAGCCGCATCAATCTATTAAACACAAATCTAACAGGAACGAACACAGCTGTTCGTGTACTCATATCCGATAGGCTTCAGGTATCGAACGCAACAACATTACTAGCCACAAAAGCTCCCTGGAGTGGAATAACAAGTACAAACACAGCACTTAGAATTTTAATTAACGATAGACTTCAAGTCGCAAACGCAGCAACAACTTACCAAACAATATCAACAGAGCGCGCAGCACTAGCAAACACAAACGCATATATTGCTACGAAAGCTCCATGGAGCGGGATAACAAGCACGAATACTGCGCTTCGTACATTAATCTCTGATAGACTTCAAGTAGCAAATGCAACAACATTGCTTGCAGCTAAAGCAACGTGGAATGGTCTTACTAGCACTAACACCGCACTTCGAACACTTATCAGTGATAGAATGCAGGTTGCCAATACAAACACATTAGTTAATGGCAGAGCTACTTGGTCAGCACTCTCTGGCACTAACACAGCACTTCGCACATTAGTATCTGACAGATTACAGGTTGCTAATGCTGCTACGATATATCAAACAAAAACAATTGAACGTGCAGCACTAGCTAATACAAACGCATTTATCAAAGCACAACTAGCCAACACAAACAGTTATATTGCATCTAAAATATCAGGACCAGCTAGTTCTACAAACAACGCTATAGTAGTATTTGATGGAACAACTGGAAAATTAACTCGTGATAGTTTGGTCACTGTTGGTAGCACAGGCGCAATAGTTGCCCCCATTGCTAGTAGCGTTATTCCTTTCCATTATGATAATCAAGCAGCTTTTCCGAGTGCCACCACTTATCATGGCGCTATTGCTCATAGCCATGCTG